TTCCGATGTAGCGCAACAGCGTAACCTTGACAGGCGCAGGGAACTTAGAGAGAACGAGGTACGCAAGGAACTATTCCTCAAACGAGTCCTAATCCAATGGGAGCATGAGGAACAGGTTAGGCGGGAAGAAGCAAAGATACGGGCAGACTTTTTAAAGAAGTACGGTAAACGCTGGGCTGAAGTCGAGGCACTAAAAGCCAAGCTAGAAAAGCAGGACAAAGAGTTTCAAAAGGCATTTAATAAAGACCTAAATCGTGCAAGAGTAGCGCAATTTTGGTGTTTTGTAGTAGCTGGATATATCGCTTATTTTTTAGTGTGGGGGTCTAAATGAAGATAATTCTTTGGATGCTGATGATGGTTCTTATCTCATTGGGGATTGATACATGGATGCATTACTCGGAATCTTAAAAGGCGTTGCGCCAGTTCTCGCTACAGCGGTGGCAGGGCCAGCAGGGGGTGCGGCAGTAGGCTGGATCGCCTCAAAGCTAGGCATCCCTGATGACACCATAGAGGGCGTTACAAAGGCTCTTACGGGCAATCCTGAGATGACTATGAAACTTAAGGAACTTGACCTTGAATACGCTAAATTAGAAATTGCAGACCGTGATTCTGCCCGTAAAGCATACGCCCAAGTCGCTACCTCAGAGTACGCTACAAAGCTTGATAAGGTCGTAGTACCTGTCCTAGCCCTAGGCGTGGTAGGTCTAGCCTTTACCCTAATCGGGGTCTTGATGTTTGTTAATACCCCACAAGATCAACAGCAGATCATCATCTTTGCCCTAGGGTTTATAACCAGTGCCGCAGGGCAAGTCTTATCGTTCTACTTTGGTTCTAGTCAGGGTTCTAAAGACAAGACCGAAGAAATGAAAGGGATGCTCAAAAAATGAACCTATCCGAACACTTTACCCTAGACGAACTGACCCACACAGATCATCGTCAGTTTGACAATACGCCCAATGCCTCAGAGATGGCTAACCTTGTGCGCCTAGCCGCATTCCTTGAGGAAGTTAAGTCTGTTTTAGGTAATAAGCCCGTAATGGTTAACTCAGCTTTTCGTTGCAAAGAAGTCAATGACGCTGTAGGATCAAAGGACACTAGCCAGCATCGGATTGGATGTGCCGCAGATATTCGAGTACCGAGCATGACCCCCGATGAAGTCGTTAAGGCGGTGATCGCATCGGGGATTGGATATGACCAAATTATTCGAGAATTTGACAGGTGGACACATATTAGTGTGCCTAGTACTGCTGGCGATAATCCTCGCAGGCAATCATTAATTATTGATAAACAGGGTACAAGACCTTACTAGAACAGGTCGGTTAGGTCTACGATTTTCCACAAGTCTTTGGGTACATCGTAGAAGTATTCGTCACGGGCTACCGCACTGTTTGGTACTTCTATTAACGGGCAGTCTTTAATCTTATTCGCCCTGATCCAGTAGGCATGGGTCAAGGGTTTATTGACCACATACATAGTCGTTCTAGGATGGTTAAATAATTTATCCTTGCGCTGGGCTATGTGGATCGTATCAAACGGGCAAAACTCCCAATCCCTGACCTCTACCTCGGCATACCCTAAATGCTCCCCTTTACGGCTTAATATGAGGTCTACAGCGTATTTATCGGGGTTCGGCAAGGCATCTATATACCAAAGGTTATTGAGCCACCTAGCGACCGCATCACGGGCAGGTGGGTCACAGGCATCGTGCAGGGCTTGGTCAAACTTCTTATATTGCATAGCCGTGCATTAGGTAGTTAGTACCAAAGAATAGTACGCAAAATAGGACTGCCGCCAAACCACCCAAGAGGAACATACGGATAGACTCTATACGCTCCTTCTTCTTTTCTGCATCCCGTAAACGCTTGTAGGCATCTAGGTCACCCCAGCCCTTATCAAGCATCCTTTGGCGGTCAGTAAACTTGCGCTGGGCCTCATAAAATAACTCTGCATCTCGTTCACTCTGTAACATGATGACTCCTTATTGAAAGATACGATAACGGGGATTGCAGGTCACTTCTACGGGTACATCGGTAGTAACCCCGTTAATTCTGCGCTTGGCGGTAATGACTACGGGGCGTGTGCCAGCATCCTCACACTCGTTAATGCCTAGAATTACTTGCGCCCGTGTCATGTGATACGCCTGTTTGTCAGTTTCTAAGCTGACATTGGGTGGTTCAAACGAACTACAGGCGGTAAGACTTAGCGTACTTAGCAACAAAACATACTTCATAAAAACCTTTCTGCCCCCGAAGGGGCGTTGATTAACGGGCTGTAACTTTGAGGGTAATAACTGCGGTGGTCTTGGTGTGCTTCTCAATTAATTCGGCAGGTACATTGGCTTCTGCGTACACAGCCTTGTTATCTACGGTCTTGCGCTGGGATAAGGTCACACACGCTTTATAAAGGTTACCCTCGATGTGTCCTTCTTCTTGCTTGAGTTCGGTCTTGAGTGCTTCTGCCTGTGCTTCTAGGTCAGCAATCTGTGCCAAGAGCATACCTAATTGGTCAACTTTGGTAATTTGTAGGTCTAAAACTTGCATTTGATTCTCCTTTTCTATCTCACTGCCCGATGCAGTAATGACAGTATAAGTTAAGTAATCTTAACAATGCAAGGTATTTTTATTAGGACAAACCCTATGTTTTGGAAAAAAACAACAGGGCAGTATTTAGCAGTTACTAGCAATAGGGCAGAAAGCCGCAAAATTCCCTAATTACTGCATCCTACTTTGGCGGCTTAACGCCCATAAAAAAGTGGGGTACTCGCTTGCGCTTTCCCCCGTTCCCGTGAAGGAACTTTAATTATAAGCCGTTTTTTATTTGGTAAACCCGTAACAAATGTTCAAAGCATTCCCAACCCTTTTGAAGCCGATCCTGCTCAATTTCAATGAGTTTGACCTGATTGGTCGTACCGTTGACAAAGACGATAGCGCACCTAGCAGTTGGTACTCCTAGGCCCTCTCGGTAGGCGGCTAACTGCATCTCATGCTCAAAGTACACATCCACCTTATCCAAGTCGGTTTCTTTGGTCTTAAAATCGACTACAAAGCCCGCCCTAGCCATCAAGTCACACTTGCCACCATACCCTAGCGGATGACCAAAAGACTGCTCTGAAAGCCACAATTGCTTCCCAAAGGCGTTCTCTAAAGCTTCTATGATGCCGTTGATGTACGGTGGTTTTTCAGGCATATACACACCCTCGAACCAAGTTTGGATGATGCCGTGTATTGCAGTACCTCGTTCTGCCGCTTCCCTGCCCGTAGCCTTACTATCCTGCATCACCCTAGCTAACCAATCGGCTTCAGGTTCGTCAGGCAGTCTAGGCAAAGTCAATGCGGCTAAGAGGACTTGTTGTTGCTTCCATGTATCAAGCCCTGCTTTCGATAGCATTCCGTTAATTGTTGTAACACTTGGCAAAAGTCCGAGTTTCCGTGCGTCACGGAGCGTTGCTGGTCGCTCCCCAGTCTTGCCGTGGACTGTATAGGCTGGAGTGCCGTCTTTCTTATACCAGTGACCTGATTCACTTAATTTCTCCTTGACTATCATAGTTTCCTTAGAATGGGGGTGGGCCAAAACCATCATCATCTGCCAGCTTGGGCGCATTCTTTTCACGCTCCTGCTGACCCCGCCACTCACTACTTTCCGTTATCTTTTCTTTGTAATACTTAGGTAGCGCATCGTATTCTTCCTGCTTATAACTTTGTAGCCAAAAGATTTTGGTGGGGTTAACACCTTCAGGCTGGGCGTTACGCAGTGCGCTAGGAACAGGGCTGATACCTGAAATATTAGCGTACTTACCATCTTCAGAGTGCGTAATATTGACCATGCAGAACTTACCCAATAAGTTCTTGAGGTCAAAGTTCTTACGATCCTCGGTGGTCATTTTTTTGTTTGACCATGCTTCTAGGTCTTGGCGTAATCGTGCCTGATCTCCAAGGCTGACGGTATACCGCTTAGATACGATTAATGGCTTGCCATCGTCTGTCTGTAATGGTTTGCCATCCTCATCATCTCCGTGCAGTTCCCAAGTCAATACGACCTTGTGCATGATCTTGGTTTCTCCAGCCCACTCGGTAGCTTGATGGCCTAAGTCGATAACGGAATAAAGCCGAGCCATATGCAAGCCAGCAGGGGCAATTCTAAAATCTCGTTGGGTATCAGAAATAATCATTTTTTCTCTTTCGTTAATAGGTTTCTAACAATGGTTCTGCAATACGCATTAGCGGCAGTTTCTTCTGAATCACTTATCTGAAGTCTAGCTACATCTTGATACTCAGGATTAAATACTTTTAGACCCCGTGCTAGTAGGTTTGACTTCTTGTTTGCGCTGACCCTGCCATCGGTAACCTGACGAATAAAGTTTTGCGCTACATTAGGCAGTTCGTTAAATTGCTGGTGACAAAGGTTTGCGTACAGGTTCTTAATGTAGTTTTGGTTATACCCATCAAGGATTAAACAGACTGCCGCAGTCCTCATAGGTGCAGAGGAATAGACTTTAATCTGTTTACCGCAATACTCGACTAGGCTATCGGATACCTCTCCTACACCCGTGTTATAGATTTCTAGGCATTCTTCTGCGGTAGTAACAGAATTACCACCGTAGACCAATCTAGCCAAGATACGGCATACCTCGGTAGTCCTAACATTAATGCCTGTCAGGTCTGACAATGTACGCTTAATGCCGTTATCTAAGACCTTGTAAGCATCGTTGCTCACGCCAGTGGTGACAAGCATCTGCACGGGCGTATCGGCTTCTACAATAGCTTCTAGACGGTGTTGCCCGTCAATCAGTTTGCCTGACTCAGAGAAGGCTACGCCTTGATGGGTCAATATCCAATCACCACGCTTGATAGCTTTGGCTAGACAAGACACATACCAACCCCTTTGCTGGCGGTTATCGGTGTTTTTGGATAGATAAACCTTTGCCATTTCAGGCGTTACTAACTGTACTTGTGGGGTCATATTGATCTCCCGTATGGGTTAAGGTCTGCAAATACACCTTGTAAAAAATCACGCTGACGATTAACTGGCGCAAAGCCACAGCCATAGCGCAGTAAGTCAATTTGTTCCTTGGATAGATCAGAGCCACCTTCTAGTACATCAAAAATTTTTTCTAGCTGACCCTGTAATTGAAGTAAGTCATTTGTTTGCGATTCTATTTCACTCATAAGAGTTCTCCTGTTATCACGGCACATACCGTACACCCATATTAACTTAACTTAACAAACAATGCAAGAAATATGTTAAGATACCTTATGAACTCAGTCGCTATCATTCGTTTATTGGGTGGCCCTACCAAGGTTGCTAAATTGCTAAATATCAGCGTTCCTGCCGTATCCATGTGGCAGAACGGGG